GTCAGTGGTCTCGTTAGTGATTTGTTCAGTTAACAATAATGTCGAATTAGTAAAGTCAACATTAGATATATGTTTTGTAGGAAGATCTAGGTAAAGACCAGGATTGGAATCATCTGTAATTTGAGCACCAACTCTGAAAGTTCCAGTATATGCAGATCCAACAGGACGACCACCCTCAAAGAGGTTAGTAACGGTGTTCATGCCGACGACAGTCATCGTCACACCGTCTGCGGCGACTGATTGAACTACATTCTGGGTGATAAGATTCTTTGTAGGATTATTATAGCGAATGACATCACCAGGTTTGAATCTCTCAAAGGTTCTACCAGCACATGATACAGCACCAGCGGTTGTAATTGTGATGTTGTCAGATGCAGTAAATCCAAAAGGAACTCTGTCAGTCAGTGCTTTCTTAGCATAGAATGTATTGCTCTGCTGGAAAGCGTCAATGTCATCAAAACCAAAGGCAGTGATTCTTTCTACTGTTCTGGAGAGATTTGCTTCTCTACCATCGAAGATGAGTTGTTCTCCTGGTAAGAACCTGCCAGATGTTTGAGTAAGAGTAAGGGTGCTGCTACCCGCACCAGCAGCAATAGTATACCCACTCGCACCGCTGTCTTTCCCGACAACATAGGTAGACTCGATAACCTCTGACGAAGAGACATTCTCATTAATATCTAACTTAGTATAAGTTTGCACATCATAGAGGAACAAATCCCATTCTGTGCTATTATTTTGATACTTTGCATCTACAAGACCAAAGTTATATACCTTTGCATCGCCAATTTTTTCACTAGCAACACCAACCTGATTACCTGCTAACAGGTCAATAGAGTTTCTAAATGTACTGATACCAGAAACTGCATTAACTCTGATTCTATTTCCCATTGTGTATGGGAGATTCTCAGTAATTAACTCAGAAGTTGTTCTTGGTTTTTCGACATCTAAGACAGCACCAGGAAGGTCATACTCATAACCTTTAATATATGCACTACCAGAAGATACTTTAATACATGCAAGATCGTCCGAAGGAACATTACCTTCGTATGTATTAGTATTATCAAAGAAGATTCCGTTATTTCCTGCTCTATCGTTCAGACTTTCCGAAACATTTAATCTGAATGGTTTTACAGTATAGTTACCAGACTCATCATAAGTTCTCTTTGCAAGATAGTCTCTAATTAAATTGTACTGGGAAGATTTGATTTCTTTTTCAATAACACCAGCTCTAATTCTTACAAGTTCTACAAAGTCAGTATCATCATAATCTCCCAGTTGTTTCTTTGTCAGAACGAGGTTAATCTTTAATCTGTCTGCTCCAGGTGCTGCAAAGTTGGAGAAACCTTTTGCGTTATCATATAATGAATTATCCTCTTTTGCATTTACAACTGTCTCTACAACTTTAAGACCAACTCTATAGAATGGTTTGTTATCATACTGATCGAGAATTAGAGTCTGCTGGTTTACATTTGCAAATGTTCCACGAACAAAATAAACACCAGAAGAGATGGAAATTGCAGATCCAGCAAAACAGGCATCGCTAACTAAAGTAGACGCAAAGGTAGATCCCGTATTAATCGTTGTATTTCCGTATGTAATGGGTTCCTGAAGAACAAGGAGTTCATTATCTTGAAAGAATGAAAACTCGTTACTTGGTCCAGGAACCAAATATTTTACATAAATTGTTGGATCAGAACTAATAGATGTTGCACCAGTAATATAGTTAATTACTTTAGCAGTGATGCCAGAGTTCTGACCTTTAATTTTTTTACCGACTAACTGTTTAAGATAGAGTTCAATATCAATACCAAGATGAGTCGAGTCTAACCTTACCGCAAAGTAATCTCCATCATAAGTAACCCCGCCAGGAATAACTACAGACCCTTCTTTAAAAATATGACTGCCAAATTGTTCTACCTGGTTTTGCAGCATCGACTGCAAGGTAGTCAGTTCTCTAGCCTGAACTGGGAAACCAGGTTTAAATAAGACTCTGTAGTAATTACTGTCCCTATCATAATCGTCATAATAAGGACTGATGTTCAGGTTAGTCTGTTGTGGCATCTTCTTAGAACTCTAATACGATTTTGATGTCTTCCTTTTGTCTCTCATTCCTCGTAATCGAGGGTCTGTTGTCAATGTAGATAATTTCACCGCTCCTCTTATTTATCTCCATATCTGAAAGACCGTTAGTAAATTGTACACCGAGGTCTACAACCTTTCCAGCAGGAGTGGTAGTCGAAATGCCACTGAATGTTTGGTCAACATTGACACTGAATCCAGGACCAGTAATAGCGTCACCAGTAGACTGGAATGCTAAGACTGGAGACTGGAGGGCAACATTAGTGCTATCAGTTTGATCATAGACAGATTGGTTAAAGAACAAACTTCTGTCTTGATAGTATTTAATTACTCTAGTATTGATATCATAAGAAGCAACATAACCTCTGGCTGTGCCAACACCAGAGATATTTTGCTCAATCTTTGTTCCAATCTCAAGAGTTTGTGAAGTGTTTCCTGTAAACTTGATACCCTTAAGAGAAGAGAACTCAGATGTTTGTAAGAAGACTGTAGAGGATGATCCGACAGGACTTGGGTTTTTAATTACTCCAACCTGAGAAAATACGGTATCATCGGCAAAGTCATATGAAGACGAGTCAAATCTCGTGTAGATCAGAACTTTATCTGTTCCAAGTTCTTTATAAAGATCATAACCATGACCTCTAGAAGGAGGAATAATAGGAGTCAGTCTTGCAAACTTAGATGCAGAAGCATTAATGGAAGAAAGATCGACTCTACCAAAACTATAACCCTTACCACCACTAGTTACTTGGGCAGAAATAATCTGTCCATTAGTATTAGTTAGAATTCTAACTTTAGCTCCAGTTCCATCACCAACAATATTTACCTCAATTGGACTTGAGAGAAAACTGTATCCCTCACCTGCCTCATCAATAGATACTACCTTGATCTGGTTATCATTGACTTCAGAGTCTCCATTATCCCTAACAACTTTGATGTCATTAGAAACGCTAGTTGCCCAGTCGTTAGGAACAGCAATGTATTCGGTGGAGTCAAATTTTACAATATCAGCAGGAGGAACCGTAAACAAATATTTCCACAGATATCCATCGCCAGAGACGCCTGCTGCCGCTGGTTCTAAGTCAGTGAATGTTGGTTCATCCAGAGATGCATTTGCTGCAGAAGAAATTCCTGCCGATCCATTATCAATACAAATGTAAACTCTGAAATCAGAGTTAATTACATAGTAGTTTGCCGAATATAATCTACTTGAGTTTGATACCAGAGATCTGTTCAATACGCTATAGTCATGGCGGTACATATCATATGATGTACCCTTTGTCCAGGCATTTTTTCTGATCAGTCTCCTGACATCGCCAGGAAAAACCTTTCTGCCAAATAGCATCGTATCATACAAGTGATTTGCATAATTGATGCTATCCTCTGGCGATGGAGGTTGAACAGTCGTACTGTTCCAGGTGCTAGTCCGCCCAAATCCAGCGGCGGTAGGATTCGCTAGACTCAAAAAAGTGTAGTACGAGTTTGTACCAGCGGTTACATCCTCTACAAAATTATTCGCATTAATAATTCTAAATTGGTCTGTTATAATAGCAGGCATTATTACAACTTTAAGAGGGCGGTTTTTTTGTATTTATAATGTTTTCTCAAGTGCTCCAGTGTTTCTTAGACCAACATTTCTTCTCTGAACCAGAGGATAGTTATTAAGTTCGGGATCAAATTCGATACCCTTAACATTGAGAGCGACTGGGTTTACAGGATTTCTAGCAAAAGAAGAGAACTTACCCCATGTAATCAGAGCGGCAGGATGTAATGTTGATCCAACACCAACCAAACCAGAGACATCTTGTCCAGAGTGGATGTTACATGTAATAACACCAGTTCTAGAACTTCCATCCCAAGAGACAGAGTGTGCATAATAAATGTTATCAACATTGTATGTACTAATGGCGACTACATCACTGTCATGAGTATCAATACTGGTGATAACACCAGCAGTGTTGATACCAGAAGCATACAGTTTAATAGGTTGACCATCTGCCAGGTTTTGTACATATGAAGCGTTAAAGTTATTAACTAATTCATTGGTATCTAACTGAAGGACAAGACCAAGATCTGTGCCAATACCAGCAGATGTTGTGATACCAGTGACAAGACCAATGTATCCTTGAACTGCAGTATTCAGTGGAGGAACATCGTTAATCTGCTCAAAGTTTACACCTCTAGCAGCAGTAGTTCCAAATCCAACAGAAGCAATTGCAAACAGGTTGAAGTCGTCAGTCAGTAAACCATCAATATCTCTAAACAGAGCGGTGCTGTCAACATTGATAGTTCCATCTCCTGTAGTTACAACACCAATAATGTTAGCAACAGGATTGATTTGTGGTTCCAGAGAATCTCTTGCCTTAGATACCAGAAGACCACCAAATACTTTGTCTGCCTTCTGCTTCTCCCAACGCAGAGGTTTATAGTCATCGTTATTTACACCAGCACCTTGATAGAATGGAGTTTCTACAACCGATGCTGTTGTAATTGTCTGAACAATTCTCTTTTCGCTTTGATCATAATTTGTAGTATCCTTGGAGAGGATATTTGCTTCTACCTCAGGACTCTTAAAGAGTTCTAAAGTATCGCCTTCTTTAATAACCTCATTGACATCGAACAAGAAGCTATCATCTCCAATTGTTCCTCTGTAGAAGAAGATGAATACATCATCTCCAGTAGAAGGAGGTGTTGTGAACTGGATGGATGTACCACCCTTAAACACATAGTGTACATCTGGGTCTTGAATGACACCATTGATGAATACCAGAAGAACTGGTCCCAGATCAATCTCTCTAGAATCAGCATCATTATTGTCAATCTCAAAACTGACTAACTGCTTTTGATAGTAGAGTGGATATCTGGTTCTAAATCCATCTTGGAGTGGTTTGATGTTATCGATATAATCGATGTTACCAAACTGCCATGCGGCAATATCATCATTGAAGATATCTGCAACTTCAATTTCAAAAGGAATAAACAGACTTCCTGCATCAGGATCTGTAGAAAGTCCTACCAGGTTGAACTTATCACCTTTCTTGAATCCATATCCAGGTTTTGTGAGAATGAAGTTTTCAACTTCAAAGAGTTCAAACTCTGGACCAGAAGAAAGTCCGACATAATTTGTACTGATGCCTAGGAGATTGACAGTTATAGAACAACCAACGCCAGTTACGGTCGTGCTACCAATACCTTCTCTGTATGTTCCTACGATGGTAAGATCCTTTCCATTTGGGTCTGGAGAAGTGAGAATTGTATCGGAGGTATACAGACTACCAGCGTGGTCTACACTGAATACCAGAGACCCTCCAGCACCGACTGTAGCGGTGATAGTAGCACCACTACCAACAGTGTCTGTAACACCGATAGAAATCGTTCCTAGAGTGGTCTTATAACCAGATCCAAATGTTAGGTCGTACCATGGGAACGCACTACCTTGTCCAACATATTCGTGAACAATGGTGCTAGGACCGACATTTGTCCAGAACTCTGTTGTGGAAACAATTCTGGTTACATCAGTAGACTGATCATAATCTGGGAAGATTGTAGTAGTAATACCAGATCCGCCTGGGCAGGTAAACTCTAGACCGACCAGTTTTATTTGATCATTGATAGTAAGACCGTGTGCGGGACTTGTTCTAACCGAAAGAATACCAGTAGTATTGTTGTAAGATGCAGTTACGATACCGAGAGCACTTCCTGTTGTGGGAATGCCTATAATATTTTGGATAGCACCAAAAGCGTCTACTTCTGCTCTTACCTTTGCACCTACGAATGGTGCATAACCTCTACCTGGGGTCGATGCCAGAGAAACGATAATACCGCCTCTAGGTAACTGGTTTTCGTTGATATCTCCAGTGTCAATGATCGGGTCACTAAATCCAAAGGAACTAATGCCAGTGAACTGTACGCTACTAATACCAGATGCCTCAGTAATCTTGAAGTTAGAATTAGTGTTATTCTCACTAAATGGTGCTTGGAAGATATTGTTGATAAAGAGAACACCGTTACCGCCAGTAGAACCAATACCAGTTACGGCAACACCGATAGATGTTAGTGGATATGTTGTCTCAAGACCATCAAAGGATTCTGAGATGTCATCGAACAACTGGTTGGTGGTGTAGTCATTTCTGAGGAATGTTCTTCCAGAGAAAGTTGCTCTAGCGAATGGCAGATTTTCATCATTAACCAATCCAATGTCACCACCCAGAGGTGCTTGAGTAAAGTGAATGTTGCTATCAAGAATTTGGAAGGATCCTCTAAACAGTCTTGCAGTCTCTCCAGCAGAGTGGGCGGTCTTAGCAGTGCCAACAGCACCTCTCTCTACTTCTACTAGTGTCCATGTACCAATACCGACGATTGGTCCGAGAGATGTTGTACCAAAACCAACGGTTCTGACAATAGAGTATTCATCTGCAATCTTGATGAGGTCTCCAGACTGAATAGAAGAAATGCCACTAAGAACGAATGCAGTAGCAAAACCAGCAACAGGAACATCAAGAGTGTAGTTAATTGATGTGTAGGAAATTGGTTTTTGGACAAGACCACTAATAGCAATGATAGACTTAGAATCACGCTTTCTCATCGTGAATCTATGCTTGTTACCCTGACCAGATCCTTCTACAAATGTCAATGCAATACCAGATAAGGCATCAGATTCATTGAGTGCAATTTGGAACTGATTATTGTTATTCTTAATAGCATAGACAGTCTCTGGGAGATACGCTGTACCTACACCTGTATAGTACACGAGTGCAGATCCAGCAATGCCAACGAGGTTAGAATCTGGGTTGTAAGACAACTGCTCTCCAGGAGAGAAGAAGTGCTTAAAGTTAAATTGACCGAATCCCCTGTCAAGTTCAGATGGGTTAGAGATATTAGTCTCGCGAGCATAAATTGGAGTTCCTTTATACTTAAGTTCAAAGGATTTCTTGTCTCTGTTGTTAATACCAAGATACAGGTTCTGAGAGACATTCTCAATAACAGATCCATATGTCAGATCACCAATACCATCAATTGTACCGTTGGGGTCAAGAATCTTATAAAGAAGTTCATTGTAAGCAGTGATACTAACAATACCCGTGCTGTATTCAGAATTTGGATAGAACTCGAAAGCAATAGTTCCATCGGTCTTATAATCGGCACCAAATGTACCGATACCTGTTGTGGTTCCGATAGCAGCGACAGCAAATTCACCAATAAAGTTTTCCTGTTTAGCAGGATCGGTCAGTAAATATACCTGGTGAATAGACTGGGTAGATCCAGCACTGACCCAAACAGTAGACTTAGCGGAAAGGTCAGTAAAACTGGTAATACCGACCATAGTCTGAATACCAACTTCTGAGGAGTGATTGACCTCTAATCTACCACTTCTTTCCGTTCCATCGGGAGTAAATGGAATCTTATATCTGTAAAAGTTGGTTGCAACCCCTACATCATTGTTCTGGTATGCAGTAACCTTACACTTAATGTCAACATCTGCCTGAGAACCATTTTCAAAACTAAGACTTAATACACCACTAGAAATGCCAGATGTAACGGTTCCAATAAATCTTGGGTTAGACAAACCAGAAAGGTTTTGTCTAGTGTTAAATGTTGCTAATTCTGTGAGATAAGTATCGGTTCCATCATGCATTACTGCATATTCATAGAAGTCGATTTGGTCAGATCCAATACCGACCATTTGAATAAATGCTGCATCAGTAGTAGCAGCGTCCATGTCCAGAACAGACACACTAGTTGTTACACCAAGAGAGCTGGCCGCGGCGACTCTAGTAACAGTACTAATTAACTTAGTATGACCAACGGATGTTGTTCCAATTCCAAGACTATCGGAGAAATTAAATTGAAGTGATTTAATCTCATAATCTGTATCAAATGGTTCATTTGGTCTTGCAAATAGTTCTGTCTTAGAAGTAGCCTGGTTAAATTCTGTGTCAAAAGAAACATATCCAGTAGATAGACCAAGCTGGTTGTTGTTATACGACTCAAATTTCTGTAAGAAATAAGTGTCGGAACCAAGAGTTACGGAGATGAACTCATTGATTTGATAATGATCCTTAAGTGGATCCTCATCTCTATAGACTGACTGTGTTAAGAACCTTTGGAAATATCTACCTGCTGGATATGTTGCAACAATTCTATAGTCGCTCAGGTCATTAGATTCATTACTTACGAACTCTGGAGAAATATCATCAATGTTCAATACTCTATTGTTCTTGTTCAGAACATAGTCAGCGAGTCTTGTATTTCTAAGTTCGATAAACTTAGAAACATTGCCCACAGCAGCAAAGTCTCTACCAAGATCAAAGTTGTAAATAGCATCTACTCTGAGTGGATCTGACAGGAAGTCCAGAACCAGACCACCAGCATCCTCTGCAGGAACAAGTGTATCGCCAGGTTTTCCTTCGGAAATGATTTGAGTGTTTGCAAAGTTCTTCAGACCAGATGGGTGAACAATATCATTTACATAGGTAATTAACTCTTCAAAGGTCTTAGTGCTCTCGATGGCATACGACAAGTTCTGATAGTAATCGTTATCTGGGATAACTTGATTGGTGTCATTAATGAAACCAATGTTATCTCTCCATCCTACAAGAGTTCTTACGGATGCAGAAATATCAAATCTTCCATCAAACTCGGTGATAGAAACAACTTTTGCTTTAGAACCACTAATTTTGCCCGTTAACTGATCACCAACATTGATTGGTTCTGCTCCGCTTACGACAATCTTTGCAGTATTGGTATCAGAGAAGTCTAGGAAGATGTCTGCATTAGGATTATCATTTCTCTTAAATGGTTCGTTATCAACGAAAACAGAATTGCCCTTAACTACCTCAAATTCGGCAAGATTTCCTGCAGCAACAATTTGTCCATATCCGAGAGCAACAGTTGCGCCAGTTCCAGTGTTTGTTGTAATACCATTCAGGTTAAATGTAACCTGTCTTGGGTTTGTTGCATCGTTATAGTCAGAAACAGTGAATGGTTGGAACTTATAGTCTCCAGAGTTAAATCCATCACCATCGTTATTGAATTCAATACCTTCAACAAATACTTTATCTCCAACTGAAATTGGTTCGTCAGTATATCCAAGAATAGGCGTAACAATCTTACAGGTTAAGAAACCAACATCAGCATATGCCTCAATGATAGAAATACCATTGCTATTTCTAATTGGAGCAAGACCATAATCATTTTGAGTTAGTCCTACAGGAGGAACTGGGATAGAAACACGGTTTACTGCAGAATCGCTCAGTTCAGATGTAAAAAGACCACTATCTACAATTTCGCCAGTGTTCTTATCATAAAGAACAAGAGCAGGTGCGTTGATATAGAATTTACCACCATTCGTCACTCTAGCGTCAACAATAGTTCCAAAGTTTTCGACTTCTAGAATTCTTGGGATAAACGCATCTGGTTTGAGTGTATTATCAGAAGGATAACCAAAAACATCATTTGGTGCAGTTACTCTCTCCAGTCTATTAACAGTTTGGGATTCTGGAACCAGGATAGCATTAATTCCACTACCCTGAACACTAGAAATGCCAGGAAGAATATTATAATTATATCCACCATCTTGTAGCAGAACATTAGCAATTCCGCCAGTCGCAGTTAATGAGTTAGTGGTATATTTGCACAAATCCCAGTCACTAGAATCATATCTAAGTGATTGTGGTTTCTCTGTTAGATTAACAGCGAATGTAGTGCTACCAATTCCAATTACACTATATCTGCCATTATACTTACTATTAACATAGCGAATTGTATTGTTGTTTCTAACGCCAATGTCCGCTGTGGTTATACCGCTGGCACTAAACAAGTTATAGTACAGGGTTTCATTATCTGCAGAGAATGTCAATGTTACAACTGGATGATCTGCTGGAACTGTAGATGCTACACCAACAGTTGCAGTTGTCGTAAGACCAATAACCTCAAAAGTTTCTGATTTTCCACTTCCCACAAAATCATTGAAGAAGTTTTTATCATAGAAGAACTGAAGTTTGTGTCCTACCAGAGATGGATCAGATAAGTCAAACTTGAGATCATTATTCTTTACAACGCGCAGTTCTGGGTTAATTCTGTTCAGAGATTGTCCAGATCCACCAATGCTAGTAATTCCTACAATTCTAGGAACACCAATTGTATCCTTTAAAGTCTCTGTGAGAGAAATTACATTATCATCCACTCTGTAAACATAGTATTCTCTTTGTGACAGTCCACCAGCAATGTTGCCACCACCGTAGTAGAGAATCTTGTCGCCAGTTACAAAACCATGGTTGGAAACAGTAATTGTATTATTAGAGGTATTGATTCCAGATGTGGATACATCAATGGGATCAATTACCAGATAATCGTCAATCTTCTTAACAGTAACAAAACTTGTGCTTCCAATTCCAGTAACAACTCCAGGTCTTACCTCAAGAGCAATTTGGTCTCCAGTCTCTAAGTTATGATTTTCCGCAGTTTGAAGTGTGCTGACAATTTTTTCGACTCTACCAGTTACCTGGTTTGCGGGTTGAGTTTCAAAAAGATAATCATATTGATCTGTTCCGCCAGAGATAAACAGAATTTCATCAGAATCTTTGGTCGTTTTCAATCCAACCGTATCTTTTGTTTTTCTAACAGCATATACTGTTCCTGGTAGATTGAAGTAAGATGCTGAAGTTGAAGATGTTGCACATGAAATATTAGCACCTCCAGATGGAATACTGAAAGACAAAATATCATTAGTATGAATATTATGGTCTTGTAAGTAAATTGTTCCTACCAGGAGAGACCGTGTTTTAGTATTTGCGAGATACTCATAATCTCTTTGAATTGTTCCACCGACCGTAGTACCAAATCCAACAGACTCTGTAGGATTAAAATACAATTTGTCATTTACTTCAGATTCAAAGTATGGTGTAGTTACTGGAACAATGAAATCATCTGAGAAATATGTTACACCTACTCCAGAGGTATTTGTGGAAACGCCAATACTTCTTCTGATTCTTAAAGTTCCATCATTTCTATAAACATTGAGAATTCTTGCAGATTCAGTTCCAACACCAATAGATGATCCAGCACCAATGTTATCTGGAATAAATTGTACTCGAATATCAGTAACCAGTCCAACAAATGCACCACTTACTAACTGGGTTTGATAGAAAGGAGAACTTACTTTCTTCGATCCATCAAGACCAGTTACAGTCGTAGATAAACCAGAAATCTGAATAAAGTCATCAGTTCTTAAATCATGGACACCATTAGTGTGTCCAAGAACTTTTCCATTACGCCACTCAAATACTACCCCATCATATCTTTGATATTCGGTATCAATAAAGTTTAACTCCTGACCCTCTAACAGATTTACCTTTGCAATAGCACCAAAACCACCAGTGTCTTCTTCATTGAAGTAGACTTTGGAATTCATGCTATATCCAGTTCCAGGAGAAGATACTCTAATATTCTCGATTGGACCACTACCAATTGTATCTGGATATGCAATTTGTGGTAATCTCTTGTATGGTTCATATACAAAATCATAAGTCTTACCATCACCAAACATGTTGTATGGGAATGTATTTCTAATCAAATTAGAGTTTTCAAAATCAAATCTATTCTGACGGATTTTTGCACCAGCAAGAATATTATCATTTAGAGCAAAACTTCTATAAGTGTCTCCAATGTAGTATGGAAACTCTGGAATAAGAATATTGCTAACAGTAGCAAAATATGCATAAATTCCATCTTCAAACTCTGGAGTTTTGCAGAATCTACCATTATGAATATCAAGATCACCACTACCATCATAGTGATAATCAGCGATGAAGAATCCTGCAGGGAAATCGCTTGTAGAGGGTCTGTTTGGAACTCTCGATGTATCTAGTACATAAGAGGTTTTAAGTCTCCTAGAGGATGACTGAATATCGTCTGGATCATCAAATCCATATGGACCATATATGGGATTTCCGTCATATGCCCATCCAATGATGGGAGAATGACTAGATCCATTATCACCAAAGGCATTTCTGACTGTCGCACCATATGCAACCGACTGGATAGCGAGACCATCCTCTACAGGTCCTAAGAAATCTCCATTTGTAGTATTACTAGTTACATACTTATTTGCAACGAGTGATCTAATTTTAGTTTCAAATGTTGCAGCCTCTCCAGGAACTCTTACGATAACACCAGTAGTTTCCTGCTTATATCCAATACCCTTAGAAATAATTACTACATCAACAATTTGTCCACCTTCAACAATCGCTCTTAACTTTGCACCTGATGCATTCTTTTCAGTCGTAGTTACTTCAAGTTCTGGTGGTCCTGCATAATTATTACCCTTTGACTGCACAAATGCGTCAATAATTCTACCATTAGAAATTACGAGACCGATCTGACCAAAGTCTCCTTTCTTAAGAGTAACTTTTGGATTGTTTTCAAAATTTATAATGATAGATCCATAACTCTGACCAGGATCATACAGCATTGTATCAACAATTTTTCCGCGAACAATTGGAGTCGCTGTAAACTGTTTCTGAACATCAGAGTCTGTAATTACATTAACATCAACAGTTACGGGAGGATAGAAGAATGTTTGATAATCTGTTCCAGAACTATCGAAGCGAACATATTCTCCATTGTTGTAGTTAGTTGTATCTGGAGTTCTTGCAGTCGCAAAACCAGACTCACATACCCTAAACTGATCTTTACTAACAGTTAGAATTTGATATTGCTTAGATGTGCTTAAACCACTGATCGTAGCACCAGTAGAAGTGATTCCGTAGTGAACTACTTCTCCATCAGAGAACCCGTGATCTTTAAATTCTACATAGTCTCTAATTGTACTGATGCCTGCTGGTGCAACAGTAACCATTCTATTAGAGTAACCAGAACCAGAATCTAAGATAACAATCCTAGACAGTTTTCTCTTTGGTTCATAATCTCTGAAGATATGAATACCCGAGTTAGATGCAGCTGCATCCGAAGAAATACCAAGGGTATTGATACCACTAATCGCATCTGCTTTATTTCTATGCAGATAGAAAATTTTGTCTGTAAATGTGCGAACATAATAAGATTCGCCATTGACCAGAGTCAAATCCTCGCTTGCAGTTCCAGTGGTAGCAATACCAATATTTGTGCTACCATTGTTATCATAAACTACACGATCTCCATTCTTATATGAATGAGATGCTGTAAGAACAAACTGACTAATTCCAGGAGAAATATTTCCACCACCTGCAGTAGTAGCAGCATTAAAAATAAGTTCGTCAAACTGTAAGTTAGTGTCCGCCTCTACAATAGCTCCAGAACCATTACCGCCATTAACAACAATAGAAGAAATCTTCTTGATATCAGAGTCATCAGGGTCCACAAGGATATCGACAAGATCACCCTCAATGATTACATTAGCTTTTGCTCTAGCACCTACCAAATCGCCCTCAATTTCAATCTCTGGAGGATTTGCTACATCATAATTTCTGCCACTATTGACAACCTGCAGATCGTTTAGAGGACCATAGTAAACAACCTTATCAGACTTATAGTTTACAATTTCTACACCATTGATAAGAATACCAGTCTGACCATCAAGAGTTCTTTCTGAGGTAGTCTGCTGTTCTTTCCCACTCTTTAAATCTTGTTCGAGAATAAATCTCTTTAGGGTTCTCGATGGGAAGATACTTCTGCCTGCTTGGTCCGCTCTTACAAAATTATGAGTACCAGTAAGATTAGATGGTTTTGTAACCTCTACAGCATCGGAAGTTGCAATAAAAGATCTAGAGGGATATAGTTTAATTTGGTTCTTTAATGCCTGAACCTCAACGAAATAAGATGCTCTATTCAGTTCTGCAATAGTTTCTGTTCCTGGTGTTGGAACATATACAATTTCGTCTCCAGTAACAAATGGAACTGGAGAAGGGAAAGACAGAATTGTAAACTTATTAGTTAAACTATTATATCCTTGGAAAGCACTAGCACTCGCATTCGTGAGAATGGCACTAATTTTTTTAGTTGCAATTGGATATGATGGTAGAGAGTTTGATGCAACAAATGCTTCTTCTTTTTCGCTAGCAGCGTCTTCAGCGTCTACGATGTATGTGTTCGTAATGTCAGATGTAATCTGAAGTTGACCACCAGTAATAGGAGTAGAGGTACTCTGTGCCCTCTTCAACTTTCTTCTAATATCATAAGAAAGAGTTCCAGATGTTGTAAAAGTTCCAGTGACTGTAATAGAATTTTGTACAGTATTAACTGTCTGAACTTTCAGGGAGGATGCTACGACAGTATTAGTGTTTCTAAGAAGTAATTCGACTTCATCACCAACTCTCAGACTAGACTTATCAATTTCTCCAGCGAGAGTAAATGTAGAACCACTTAATGTTTGGATTTGGAATCTTGTGCTAGTGTTGTAAATCCAAGAATTAAAGAAAATTTGCCTATATGATTTTGAAACCTGTGGATTGGTAATATATCTTCCCAACTGCTTTACTTTGATCTGAGAGTCATTCTTCAGACCAAACAGATTATCATTGGTACGGAAGTTTGATAATACTCCCGTAATACGCATTACTACTTTATTTGCACCATCATTATCTTCATAACTATAAACAACATTTGGTGTAAAGATATCAGATGCTGATGGGATATCAATCGTTGTAGTAGTTACACCAATAAACTGATTAACTGTTTTACTAGTATAATTGAGTTGCTGATAGAATGTATCAGTTGTTCTTCCAATATCAATGAGACCTTCCTGAGGAAATCCAATAGTGGAGTCTACTGTAAGAACAGATGCTCCTAATCCAATATTTCCAATATTTTTAGTGGTTCCAGGAATTCTGAACTGACCAGTAATTAGATCATTTTCATCATATCCAACAAATACAGAAATTTTATAAAAATTGTCTCTAATGCTGGAAACTTCGGAAATAGGACCACTTGCCGCTTGAATTAGTGGGTTGTTGGGATCTGCATCTTGGAAAAGTGTTCTACCAACAGTTTTGAATGGATCTCCAGAAATTAATTCTACAGAGAACTCTTCTCTACGCAAATAATTGGCATAAGAGGGTTTGATCAGGAATTGCTCCAGATCATTGATTTTTGGTTCTAATCCAAAGAGTGCTTTGAACAGAATTTTGAAGGATTGGTCAGTGCCCTTCGATTCATATAAACTTCTAGCTTCTTTGATGAAATTATTGACATCCAGAGTAGGAGAAAGGTCTACGCCCTCTAAACCAGGCGCATACATCCCCTTCAACTTGTCATAAAACTTTTGAAGGAAAAGTACGCTTAAATTTTGTACAGAAGTCCCAGATTCATGAGATCCTGCAACACTGCTCTCTACTTTTGGTTGTTTATTTTCATAAGAGGTAATTCCAGTAAATCCTCTTACACATCCTGTAAAAGATGTCTCAGTTTTATCGGTGTAAGTAATAATTTCATTACCGATCTTTAAAAGACCCCATCTTTGAGGATATCCCTTTGTATTTGGAGTAATATTGATGGTATCGTCGGAAGCAGTAACACTAGACGCCAGCGAAACAGTTCCACCGATAACTTCTTGCGTTAAGTTATCAATTCGGATGTATTGATCAATATTTTCGGCAAGGTCTACAGGACCACCTTGATATTCCTGAGAAATATAATATTGCTTCAAAAAATCCGCCAAAAGCGGATTTTCAGTAATAGCAAACTCTGGAGGTTGGTCACCTACTACCTGATATGTTTTTACTCTTGCCGAAAGTGGGCTATATGTTTCGATCATCCTTTCTGTCTAATAATAGAACCATTAGAGTAGCTAGAGGTGACATTATATCCAATTCCAGAGATTTGTTCGCCAGAGGAAATAGTGTCTCTTACGATATTTATCTTGCTATTTGAGATATCTAATTGTAAGTACAAATCCTTTAATCCAATGATATCATTAGACTCTGGATACGCTTGAATTTCAATTACGCCAGAGGAAAGCACAGATTCGCTGAAATTGATCGTGTTGATCATAATTTCACCTTTTTTGTAGTCTACAGTTCCTGCACTAGGAACAATAACTGTTGGTTCTGTACCATCAACAGAAGATGGTCTAATAACAGCAAGATTTCCTGTTTCTAAGTCAGCATTAGGAATATCAGTGAAATATAAAACATCATCACTATCTTTTACCTTGAATCCTGTACTCTTAATGTTCTTACCGTTAGGATTTACATGGAAAGCGTTTCCAAAGCACAATTCATACTGAGAGAACGCATTATAAATTGGTTTCAGATCTCTACGCATCGTAACGCGCATGATATTGGACATAATTGCCTTATTTGCTCTATCTACAATGCACTGCGCTTCCGAATATCGGAATCTTCCACCAAATGCGTTCAAATTAGTAGATCTTCCGTATTCTGAGAGAACATTTGTGACCTGAGACTTCAATCCTTCCGTATCACTGCTTAAAGTGGTGTTATAATACGCAAAAACATCCAATTCCAGATAAAGAACCTTCAGATCGACGATTCTTTGGTTAATTCCCGCAATCGAGTACTTTTTGAGACCCGCTAAAATCTGTTCCTTGGAGAAGTCGGACAAAAATGTGCCATTTCTGGGTTTTACACTAATTACGACTGTTCCAAACTCGGGAGGATCCAATTCTTCACCACCAACAACAGATACGGACTCTGCTTCTGGGAAAATACTTGCAATAATACCCTCATAGTCTCTAGCAGTGACTGCTCTATACTGAGATGAGTAAATTCTTGGTGCAATGTACTTAATTGACTCTACGGGTTCGATATCTGACCCTCCACGGGCAGTTTGGACCGTTGTAATGGTAACAGTCCCAGAAGCAGCAAGAGGCGTTCCAGCGTCACTGACGGGGGTTCCAGAGAATGAGAAGAATTTGCCATCATTTCCGTCTTTTCCATCAGTTATGATGTAACTGATTTCAATAGAATCGCCATTATCTAACTTTTTACCAAAAAGACCATCTCCAAATAGTAATTCATATCTCTCATCCTTAACTTCTTGGATAAGGTAGATATTTGAACCGCCTGTAACCGATGCAATATTGTCTACGCGGGAATATTCTAGTCCAGACGACGATCCAGACTTTTTAACAAAGACTCTGATGCTCTCAGAGTCAACATATGAGTTGTCTAAGATAAATCTTTGATCTAAACTACCATTAACTACAAAATTTTTCTTTACAAGGGTGCCTTGATAAACGGAAATGTTTCTAAACTTTGCAGTTCGGGGTGGATTTGCTAATGTAGAGGATCCACCATCGATAGGACTGCTTACAGTGATGTCATCGGGGATAGAAAAGGTGTAAGAAGTATTAGCTTGCTTACCTACTACCAACAATCCCTTCTTAAGGGTAACACTATTACTGTTTCCATCAAACTTAAAGTCAAAATCAATGATCGCTTTTGCAGATTTACGCGATCTTGGTACATATCCAATGTTTCTAGCAAGAGAAACGACATTTTCTCTCAGTGCTGCCGAATCCAAGAAGGTTTCGTTGGCAACCATGTTGGCATTGAATGCCGAAATGTAAGTATTATACGCCAAAATGTCGATAAGAATCGACATGTTAGAACCTTCGTAGTCAAAAGACTCAAAATCAGAGTTAGCTCTTAAGTAAGACTTAATCTGCTCTCTAATTTGGTTAAAATCTAGGTTTGTAAAGTTACTTACGGGCATTTTTTTACCTTGTTGCCTCTACGATGAACGAATAGTTTTGGGTTACTGGACTTTCACCAGAAATTGTATAAGAAACTTGGACCTCAAACTCATTATCATCGGGTCTGGGGTCCACATTTACCGTTACTTTGTCTATTCTGGACTCAGCAGCTCTTAAAACATCAAGAACTTGCTGTGCGATTACGCCTCCAGTGGCATAATCGACATATCCAAACAAACTTCCGTAGATGTCAGTGCCCAAATTGCTATAAAATCGCTCAGTGAGACCAGTTTGCACGAGATTTCGCACAGAACGCTGGATCGCCTTCTCATTTTTGATCGCCATTACATCGCCAGTGACGGGATGTGGCTTAAATGAGAGGGAGATGTCCTTAAAATCTCGCTTAGATCTCTTCGCCATCAAAATTGGCAGTACATAACGCCATTATTTATAGTCTTTTCCGTAACTTGGTTCAGTACCATACTCCCAATCGTCGTAATCTTCATCATTACGAATCTCTTCATGGAGTAAAGTCTGTTTTTTTAGGTCGTGCTTATGATCACCAACAACTTCTCTTAAGATTTTATCCGATTTTGGGTCCGAAATTAGATACTCAGTACCAAATTCTTCCCTCATAATATCGCGATTATGGTCGGGAACAGGATGATTAGACATTTTGCCCTCCAAAAGTTCGTCTCAGAACTTTTAAAGGGGTTGCTATCCCTTAATTTTATTTAGAACCTCTGGATCCCACATAGAATAGTAGTCAGTTTTCTCTAGGATTGCTCTCATTTTCTGAAGATAGTCTCTTTTTTGACATAACATTAGGTTTGCGCCGCCAAAATTTGTTTGGAATCCGAGTAAAAAGGTGGGTTCATCCATTCCATCTTCCAAAAATTCGTATTCTGGGTAGGTTTTATCGAGTTTTTCGCGCCAGGACCGTAATTCTGGGGATGTAAGATAGTCCTCTACAACAAAAATAGCGACATCGCATCCCTCAATGGGAGCAACGCCGCTGATTTTGGAGTTAATTATCTTGTAGGAAGCACTTTCGGCAAAGGGGCAGATTGCAAATCCACTGAGTTCGGGTCTCTTTGTAGATATTTCTTTAATCCACTGCCGAAGGTTTTCTTCCATTAACCCTTTCCTTGTCCGCGATAACGCTTACGAGCCGAGTTACGGCTCGACGCCGCATATTTTGTATTTTGTCCCTGTCCCTGCCGAGTCTTTTTCGGGGTGGACTCAATGAGTTTCTTACCAAGAAGGGATTGCTTAATCTTTGCCATAAGACTTTGATACTTTATGAGATACAGAATCTGGGTGGGGAACCCCGCTCTCGTAAAAGTCTTGAGCGAGGTCCATCATTTTATCACAGAATTGGTCTTCTGTGAGGTCAGTAAACGCCTCCTTACCATCGATAAGGATTGTATATACTGCCAGGGTCATCAGATAACCCTTGTCTTCTCGTGACCGACCCTGATACGAGGATCGCACCAGATCTCAAATCCTGCTTCGATAGCGTCGAGACAGAAACTTACATCTTCTCCACACATATCCTGAACTTCGCCAGACTCAAAGACTTGCATCTTAGGAGCAAACCAGGGGTACTTAATACCCTCGTTCTCGAAGACGCCATGCTTAATGAGGACCCATCCGAAACCAGTGTAATCGACAGTGAAAGGTTTGTTACGCTTCGTCATGGTCTCACCAGTTTCGTGGTTCATGACACCACCGTTATTACGGAAGTCTCCTTCATCCAACCAGTGAGCAACAGAGGTAGTACGACCGTCTTCAGTCATGTACCAACCAGCAGCGATATCCTTCTCCATCAAAACCAGCTGGAGGAGCTTCTCGGTGTTGAAGACAATATCCGAGTCAATCCACAACTGGTAGTCATACTTCAGTTTGCCGTCCCAGGGAATCTGGTCAGGTCCACGGAGTACATTTGCACCAAGACACTTACAACGAGCAAAGTTCACCATGCTGCTGTAGTCTTGAGAGATCTGAATCGAGGCACCCATTTGTACCAGATCGAAACAGAGTTGTACGAAATTCTTCAGAAAGGTAAAGGAGCATCCGCGACCTGGCATACAGAAGACAATTGCCTTGCCACGAAGCATCTCCCGTGCTTTATCGTAATCCCATTCTTGTTCCTGCTTAACAGGTTGTTTTGCTTTAACAGTAAATCCTTTAGCCATAATGATCAGTTACGCTTCATCATTCTAACAGTACTATGTAGGTTAGTCAATACGATGCTTCTGGGAATTTCTCGTATTCGACTCCAACAATCTCGTGGTCCACAATGTCGATCTCATCACTCAGAACTTTTTCCGCAAGGGAAGTGTCACTGAGACTATGAGCGACGACTTTGTTGTTCTTATCGTATACATGAAAGATTGTGTCAGTCATCCCTTTCCTCCTCTAGATAAACACCGTCTACATCTAAGGACACGACGATCTCTGTGCCCTCATACCAGTCTAGATGATTACAGAATGACTCAGGGACACTCAGAATGTACTCGTCGGTTATTGGATCGATCCTCAGAGGCACTTTTACTTTCCCGAATTTTTTTTCCATATCGCGGACTTTGCAACCGCTTTTATATATTCAGAATTTTTTTTATAGAGAGATAGCTCGAAGTCGAATTGGGTCGTTTATAGCTTATAAGGACCCATTCAATTTAAAACCCCATCGCCCGCAGGACGACATAAGATAACAACACAAAACACTGTCGCTCAGTGATACTCAGAGCATAAGACTCAGTGCTCCTCAGTGATACTCAGCACACTGCATGTAGGTCCCCCTCAGTGTAACTCAGAGTGCATAAGACTGCCTGTGGTTCTTATAAGACTGCTGGCATAAGATTGCTGTCCTGTGTGTTACCCTCACATGATAGCATGGGACTGCCGATGTTGTCAACCCCTGTGTGAGTTCTTATAAGACTCAAAGTGATTGTGTGTGCTTTTGTATATTTTCGCGTGGTGTATCTTGACAAACTCAGAGTCTTATGATACGCTCGCTAAGCGAGCGTATCATAAGACTCTGAGTTTGTCAAGATACACCACGCGAAAATATACAAAAGCACACACAATCACTTTGAGTCTTATAAGAACTCACACAGGGGTTGACAACATCGGCAGTCCCATGC